GGATTAATGTGCCATCCAAAAAATATATAAATATCTTTTATACTCTAATTTGCGCACGAACACGTTCTCTCTGGCGATCTCTAATTCTTACATTATTTTTAAGCTTTTCATAGAGCTTGATATCTTCTTGTCCGGAGTATGAAAAAGTAATAACTAACGCATAAGGCTGGGGCAGTTCTTGCTCTGCATATTTGAATCGTTCTTTCCCTGTCACCAAAACATAAATATAAGGATCATTTTCATTCCAAAGAAGATCGCTTCCACCACGAGCGCCTTTTGCCCATACACGCTGTTGTAATGTTGATTTTGAAATTTCCTTATATCCCGGGTAAAATTTCGTCTTATTTTCATCAGGAAGGTTTTCTAAATCATCTTCGGTATCTTCGCCAGATTCTTTTTTGGCTTTATACTGCAATAGTGTTTCTTCATCTATCTTACGGAAAACCTCAAACCATAAGTTGTTTGCAAGATAATCTTTACGACTCAAGCGAGTTATGGGATTAAAAGCCAAACTGATTGCCATTTGCTTTTCTGTACGAACAGTCAAAAATTCTTTTGGTACAGGTATTTTATATAGATGGAATAAACGTAAGTCTAGCTCATCTTCCGCAAATAAAGTAACTTTCTTTTCATGTGAGTAGAGTATACTGTCATCCGCTTTTCCAAAGCCAATTAGCCTTAACCTACGCTCCTGCTTCGGATTTCTTTTGCCAGTATATAACGCATCAATAGATTTTTCTGTCCACTCCACCATTTCAGGCGTACATTTTGCAGAATTCACCAATAAAGCTCTGATTAAATTGGCTGATGGTCTCTCTCCAATTTGTTGTTCAAGAGCACGTTCAATTCTAGCTGCTATGTGCGTAACGTGTGGAGCAGAGAAACTTGTCCCACAATAGCCTTTGAATATTTTCTCATTTCCGTTATGTAGTGTAGGTTCTAACAGATTACGATCATTTTTATACCATCTGGTATCACCACGTGATATTTGATGAACAGCATAATTTCCACCGTAATCCACAAGTTCTGGTTTAATAGCTTTATTTACGCCTTTCCCTATTCGTGTAAATACAGAAGGGTAATTCTTTGCTCCTACCGATAGCCTTACGCCACGATTATGTGTTACTTCTGGTTCCTCAAAACGGGTAATAGAACCTACCGTAACACTAAGAGCGGAAGTAGCAGGATCAATAAGCCTATGTTCGGGCTGAAACAGTTGATTTCTACAACCATCCATAAGTGCATCTCTTGAATCAAACTCATTGATGTATGGGTCAAATACGTTGCCCGCACTTACTATGATGACGATATCTAAATTTCTGGACAATTGATCTAACAATTCTGCCCAGGCAAACTGTCTTCCGCCATTATATAAATGATCCACATCTCCTGCAGACAGATTAAAAACCCTGCAATTATATTCCTTGTGGAAATATTCAATAGCCTCTTTTATAATCTGTTCCGGTCTTTTATCTGCAGGAAAGCACGCATTACCATTTTCATTATGCATAACTTTCCCATTGCAAATTCGAACCAAGGGTGTAAAAATCTTAGATTCTATACATTTGTTGAAATCTCCATACACTACTATACCGGCAACCCCTGTTCCATGACCGTTTAAATCAGATGTAGTATTTTCAGTGTTATCGAATTCTTCTTCTCCAACTATAACATTGCTTAGTAGAGGATTCGCGGTAAAGACTCCTGTATCAAGCACTGTAGCCAAAGGAGCATTATTATCAAGATTGTTATTAATAATAGGTTCAAAATCCAATGAGTATAATTCATATTGTTCTGTGGAAACAGTACTGAATGGTAAATCTACAATACTAATAACATCCAAATCAAGCAATGCATTTAAAGTAAACTCATTTACTTGGGCACGGCCAAGCAGCAAACTTGGTATCTCAAACAAGTCCCCAAGTAAAGTGCTACCCTGAGTGCCCAATGCTTTTTTTATAATTCTTTCTGTTTCTATAATCTTAGATCTATCTCCGTTATACCACACGTCAATATTCACAATAAAAAAACCATCAGGAAACAGGGTTGGATCATCAAAATACTTTTTCAAGCGAGGCCCAATTCTATCTTCGCGAGATACAGTTCTAATATTTTCGATGCAATTGAATAAATCTCTTCTTTGCGCATACGTTAAAATAGCCTCATTAGGATCATTATTTTCCCACAATTCCCTTTCACAATTAAACAAATTAAGCGCTCTTTTATCTTGAAATTGAATAACTAGCTTGGATTTGTTAGGGTTAGCTGGATCTACGATATCCGTCTCCTCAACAAGAAATAAATCAAACTTAACCAGCATATTTTCCAAAATATCCCTAGACATAGCATTACTAGTAATCTCTAAAACTAAGAGATTTTCCGAATCTATTCCCAAGCGAATACGTTTTGATTCAATGTATTCTGTAGTTTGAGATAATTCCTCTCCTAGCTTTTTGCCATGCGTTGTCCTGTCTCGATGAGGAGGACGAGGGGCATTGGGAAAAGGTGGAAACCTATATGGCCTAACCATATCCTCCCTCATTATTTCAATGTGATTTAGATCAGCCATTTTCAAGCCCCTCCCTCATTTAATACTGAGTTTTCCTTAATGAAACAATTGCTTCCTGTTTACTTACAGCATAATCAACGTCTTTTTTTGTGTATATTTTTCTTCCATCAAGAATGCATTGTTTCATTATAAATTGACAGACCTTTTCAACATCAGAATGAGAAAAGGCATGCATACGCTCCATATATTGCTCAAATACATGATCCGTCCCCTTAAATCTTTTCATATTTAGCGCAAACAAAGCAATTTTTTCATCATTAGTTGGCATATCAAAACGAATAGTTTCATCAAATCTGCGCCATATGGCATAATCAAGCGATTGTTCAAAATTCGTTGCAGCAATTACTAAAGAACGTCCCTTATAGTTGTCCAGTTGTTGTAAAAAGGCGTTGACTACTCGCTTGATTTCTCCATGTTCCGATGCGTCATTCCTGCTTCTTCCAATAGCATCAAATTCATCAAAGAAAATGACCCAACTGTCATTCTTGGCATAATCAAACACCTTACGAATGTTGCTTGCCGTCTCTCCAAGATAAGAAGATATTATTGCATCAAATCTAACATACAACATCGGGATGCCAATTTCTGAAGCCAGCGTTTGAGCCGCAAGAGTTTTCCCACAGCCCGGAGGGCCATAAAAAAGTACTCTTCTGGTTGGAAAAACACCATTGCTGGCCAATACATCCCAATTGTTAAATTCCTTTACGACCTGTTCCAATTGATCGAGTTTTTCTGTTGTTGTAATTAAATCAGAAAAGTACTTTTCCGGATATATTACTTCAACCAAGGGTGTATCTTTACCGTTATCCTTGGGTGTGCTCGCAGTAAATGTCGTTATGGAGCGCTTCACATGAGAATTCCCGTTAAACAAAATCATCTTTAAGTCATCGGCAAGTATCCCATGATTTTTCTTTCGCTCATCCTCAATAATATCATTTGCAACTTTATAAAAAGCTTCTTTGTCATCCTGCTTAAAGCTACTAAAAAGCTTTTTTAATAAATCGGCTCTAGCCATAGCGGGATCCCCTTTCAATCTTTGTGTTCTTTTAGACTTTTGGCAGCATTAGAGTTTTTCGAGTTCGGAGGTTATAGTCGTATCTACATTCTTCCTGCTGCAAAACTCTAAAAGGCGCATTTTTGCTAGTTTGCTAGGGGATGTGTGGCCGTTCTCCCATCGGCTAATCGTCGAAAAACTAATGTTAAGTTCATGAGCAAGCTGTTCTTGCGTAATATTTAATTGTATACGAACAGCTTTTATAATCTCTTCAAACGGCATGTAGATACACCTCCAGGCATTATATTATAGCATATGCTATAGCATTTTACAATAATTTGATCAAAATAGTTCCTATAGCTGAATTTCCGTCTGTACACTCGACTTAAATTCCACCGTCAGCCTGCCCTCAAACACCGTTACCCGCTCCACAAGCCGCCGTACCAGCTTATCATCGTACTCGATAAGCACGCTGCTTTGCCCCTGCAGAAACTCGGTCATTTCCGCGATGCGCTGGCGCTGGGTTTGGCGCTCTGCATTATGGGCCATCGTATTCTGACGAAGTTCCCGCAGGCGGTGGATTTCCTCCGCTACTTTTTCATAGTCGGCCTTTGAGTTGGCCAGCCGCAGAAGCTCATTTTGTAGCTCATCTAGCTTGACGTCAATATCGCCGGTGTCTTTATCGAATTCCTCGCACAGCACCGTTTCGATATTTTGCTGAAGCGTCGCAATAAAACCATCCCGATCTGCGACGACCCTGTTAATTGCCCTTGTGACAGCATTCTGCAGATCTTCTTCGAGAATTGTTGGCGAGCCGCAATCGGAACCTTTTTCCTCCAAACGGTTCACACACCGCCAGACCACTGACTTTTTGCCACGGTTATTCCAATGCACCCTACGGTAAATCTCGCCGCACTCTCCACAAATCACAAGGCTTGAAAGTGCATACTTGGCACTGTATATTCGCTTGCCGCCGTTCTTCCCGGTATGCAGATTTGCCCGTCTGACAAGTTCTTCTTGTACCTGCATGTATAGCTCTCGCGGAATAATGGCCTCGTGGCTATTTTCAACATAATACTGGGGAACAATGCCGTTATTGATGACCCGCTTCTTGGAGAGAAAGTCTATGGTGTAGGTCTTTTGTAAAAGGGCGTCACCGATATACTTCTCATTTTTGAGGATCTTCCGGATGGTTTCCGCTCGCCATTTAGGCTTGCCCGCAGCGGTCAGGATGCCGTCGGCTTCAAGGCCATGTCCTATCTGGTGTAAACTAGCACCCTCTAAATATTCACGGTAGATGCGCTTGACTATCTCCGCTTCTGCAGGGTCAATGACCAGCTGTTTGTTTTCGTCTTTAGTATATCCGAGAAATCGGTTGTGATTTATCTGCATCTCGCCGTTTTGAAAGCGGAAAGCAAAGCCCATTTTCACGTTCTGACTGAGCGATAAAGATTCCTGCTGCGCCAGTGATGCCATGATAGTAAGCAGAATCTCACCCTTACTGTCCATCGTGTTAATATTTTCTTTCTCGAAGAACACAGGAATGTTTTTATCCTTCAACTGCCGGATGTACTTCAGGCAATCCAGCGTGTTGCGGGCAAACCGGCTGATTGATTTGGTGATAACCATATCAATCTCACCAGCCATACATTTCCCGATCATACGGTTAAACTCCACGCGTTTCTTGGTGTTGGTGCCGGAAATGCCTTCATCGGCAAATATTCCCGCCAGCGTCCATTCGGGATTGGCATTAATATAATTCGTATAATGTTCAATTTGCACTTCGTAGCTGGAGGCTTGTTCCTCAGTATCGGTAGAAACCCTGCAGTAAGCCGCTACCCGCAACTTTGGCTTGGCATTAGCTTCTGCATTTGAGTTAACCCTTGCTCTGGCTGGAATCACCGATACACTTCTTTTGGCCGTCATTTATCATCAACTCCTTCCTTTTTATATAGCCGTTTATAAATACAAACTCAGCCATTCCGCTGTGGGATATTTCAATCCGCTTAATAACCCGCTTCATCATCTCACCGTCAAATTCTTCAGGTATCTGCTGCAAGGCAGCGAGGAGCTTTTCTGTCTGGTAATCAAAATCATCCACCGCCACCTGTGAGTATACATACTCTGCTTGTTTAAACGGGTCTGAAAACCGGTGTTCAATCTTTATTTGCCGAACAGGTGGCTTGACCTTTAATTCCTGGATATCCAGCGAACGGATAATTTCTATGAATGCCGCCTCAAACACCGTTTCGGGTATCATGGGACTTTGGCAGCATAGCCGTCCTTTAACAATGCGCCGGCTGCATTTCCAGCTCTCCTTGCCGTCATCTTGATAACGGCGGTATTCGCTGCCGCAATCCGCGCAGAAAATCTTACCCCAAAATGGTGAAATATCCGTCTTGTCATCGGCAAAGTAATTCTTGTTTCTGCCCAGCGCTTCTACACGCCGCTGTCGTTCATCCTGTGCTTTACTCCAAAGTTCTCTGTCCACGATAGGGGAGTAGAAGTTATCACCAATGTAGCGCTTATCGGCAATCATGCGGCCAAGCGAGGTATGTTTACGTCGGATACCCAGCTTATCCGCCGCCGCTTGAAGTGACAAGCCATCAACATACTCTGTGAACAACGCCCTGACCTGCTTGGCCTTTTCATCATCAATTACTGATGCACCGTTTTTAATTCTGTATCCATAGGGCGTGTGAGCCATTTACCTCACCAGCCTTTCCCTTAATACTAAGCCGCATTTTAATTTAAAACCCAGCTCTGTCGGGGAAAATACAGTAATCCCGGTTATAAACCTCTTAAAAAGCCCATCGTCAAATTCCTCAATAATACTGCCATCCCTGGAAAGATATTTGAAAAGTTCCTCTGCCTCTGTGATTGCGGATTGTTCACCAGCCATAAAGTTTAAAAGCGCGGCTTTCTGTTCCTTGAGCCTTGCCGCTTCCAGCTTCAATTCATTGTTCTGCGTATTAAAAAGAGCGGGATCAAGGTAGCCTTTGGTCATAAATCCCACCAAGCACCTGCGCCCGCTCTGCATTTTCCTGTATCAGTGTATCCAGTTCTTTTATTTTGGCATAATTACCGCCTGTGTCCAGTACCTTTAAACTATGAATCAGTGGTTTTAATACAAGGTTACGGTTGCTGTACAGCTTGTTCATCATGGTAATAAATGTTGCCTTGATATGCTCGTCCCGGATGAAAAGCATCGAGCACTCCTTTGTATTGCTGGCTATATGCTTAGAACAGCACCAGGCCACATATTGCCCCGGCTTGTTCGGCAGGTGAATCCGCCTTTTGAATGTACTGCCGCATTCGCCGCAGATGATCTTGCCCGAAAAGACATAGCGTTTGGCGTACTTGCCGGTGCCCCTTTCAATACCTTTTTCTTTGCCTCGCTGCTCTAAGACCTGCGCCGCAGCCTCAAAGTCCTCGCGGCTGATAATCGCTTCATGGTGGTTTTCAATGTAATACTTGTCTTCTTCACCGTTATTGCTGTGCCGGTGGAAATTCTCATCGGTGTATGTTTTTTGAAGAATGACATCGCCGATATACTTCTCGTTTTTGAGGATCCCCCGAACGGTTGTTGATGTCCATTTTTCTCCGCGCATCGGTTTGATGCCATCCGCATTCAATCCTGACGCAATCGCTCTCGTGCCTTGTCCTTCCAGCACTCCTTTGAAAATCCGGCGTACCACCTTTGCCTGTTCTTTATTCGGTATCAGCGTTTCTCCATCCCAATCGTACCCGTAGGGCGGGGTTGCCAGCTTATATGTTCCGTTTTGAAATCGCCGTTTTATTCCCCACTTATTGTTCTGGGAAATAGACACCGATTCGTTCTCCGCCAGGCTGCTAAGTATCGTCAGCATCAGTTCGCTGTCCATGGATCGTGTATTGATGTTTTCTTTTTCAAATAAAATAAACACACCAAGTTCGGTGAGCCTGCGGATAATTTCCAGGCAGTCAGTGGTGTTGCGCGCAAAGCGGCTGATGGACTTGGTAATGATAAAGTCTATTTTGCGGTTCTCGCAATCTTGTAATAACCTCAACAACTCGGTACGGTTTTCCTTCTTGGTGCCGGAGATGTCTTCGTCATAGTACAGCCCCACAAATTCCCATTTAGGGTTTGCTTTTATGTACCTTTCGTAGTGCTGCTTTTGCGCTTCAAGGCTCATGAGCTGCTCTGTGCTGTCGGTACTCACCCGGCAGTATGCCGCCGTCCGTAATTTCGGCGAAACCGCCGCAATGCCGCCACTTGTACTGATTTTTGTTACCTTGCGCATCTATTTCACCTCTTTTTTGCAGGGGACATGATACCTCTAAGTGTGGAAATCATCAAGGAAATCAGCTCATTATCTGTGCTAATTCCGGCTTGAAACTATTTCTGTTTAAGCGGTCTATTTTCTTAAACTCATCGTCTGTGATTAAGCCCTTGATGAGCATCTTTTTTATTATTCGAAGCGCTAGACAATAATTTAATTCATTTTGCATTTGTTCCTGTGACATCAAAAATCCCTCCAAATAACAAACCCCCTGCAAGCAAATTAACACCTGCAAGGGGTTGTTACATTTTTTTATTGTATTTGATTAACCCTTTAAAGCCAGCAACGAAGAGAGTAACAGGCTCCCGCCGTTAATCTTGTTCGGCCGGCTCATCTTCTACAGCTGGCCGGATAACCAGCCAGCCATTTAATTCCCCGACAATAACTTCTTTACCTATTTTATAACCGAGCTTTTCCAACCACCGCCCCTGCAGCCTGATGCAGGGAATGTTGCTTGCTGATGTGCCCGGGGCCTTATATATCTTTAGCTTGCGCTTTTTCATGTTGCCGACCTCCCTTCCTTAGGTTAAACAGGTTAAACCCGTTTGATCCGGAAGGCAAGTCGAAAATGCTTCATGTTACGGTTTTTATCATATACGCTGCCCCGCTTAAAAACGGTCCTTGCTGGTTGGGTTATTAAAAATACCAAAAGCGGTAAGCGCGGCAAAAAGCAAAGTCGTCAATTCCTTAAAGCTGTCTTCCGTTAAGCCGATGGGAGCTAAAAGCCCATAGGTTTTAAGCACAAATAATACTAAAGCTGCAAACGCAGACCATGCTGCCGGGCTTTTCCATCTTGACTGCTGCATAATCAAATTCCCCCCTTCAATAATAAAGCCGCTACCCTTTGAATCAGGATGGCGGCATATTCGCCTGCTACTGTTTTTCCTTTTGCTGCATTTTGCTCCCAGTATTCCGGAGACCGGATAATGCCGAATTCCTGAAGCGTTTTTAATCCACTGGCCAAATCAGGACTGTCATCCATGTAAGTTATGCTGAAGTAATTCAGGATCCCTTTTGCCAAAGCGGTGCCAATTGCTTCAATGTGCGATATAATCCACTGCGCGTCGTCGGGATTGTCATGAAAGGCTATCTCAACAAGCGCAGCCGGGGCATTTGTTTCAGCAAGTTCATACAGATGCACTCCCGGTCCGAATAAGTTATATCCCTCTTTGACGCCCCGGTCGCTTGTCGGCGTCAAAGGCGACAATTCCTCGTAAACTGCTCTTGCCAGCTTCTCGCCGCCGCCTCCGAACCTGTGGCAGTAGACCTCGCAGCCCCGGCCCCCGCCGGCATTGCTGTGGATAGCAAAATGAACATCGGGCCTCTTTGCATTGCTGTCGGCCACTACCTGCTGCAGTGTCCATTCCGGCTTGTTCCTGTATACTGTTAGCCCGTGCCTCTCCAGCGCTTGCTGGGTAACATCCGCCACCTCGTTCATCCTTTGCTCTTCCGTCCCGTAACCGCCGTAACCCCGGTTGTGCTCCTGAGTGGACGGACTCAGATACACCGATTTTTTCACAATCAAAGCGCCTCCCTTTATTATCCCATCAGTTTGAGGGCACCCGCTATTGCGCCTAAAATAGCCATACAAAGGCCTGCCAGCTTGATGAGTTCAATCATCACAGTCTGCCAGGCCTTTACCGTAGTCTCATTTTGTTTTTCCGGAGATCCCCTGATTTCCTTAATTGAGTTTTTGATTTCCGCTATGTCTTCTTTAATCATTTTTACATACACCCGCGTTTCCGCCATACCAGTCTCCAAATCCCGGAGGCGCTGCTCCTGAATGCATTTGTGCTGTTCCAAGTTTCATACCCCCTTTAGCGTACGCAGTCCCACTAAAGCTAAACCTTGTTGTTTAAAATGTTGTCAATAGCCGCTATTTCTTCGAGAATCTCATTTCTCCGCGTAGTTATAGCCTCAATATCATTGGCCATTCCTTCCGCCTGCCTTTGCAAAGCAGTCTTGCGGCTTGCAAGCTGATCATGGGATATGGTGTAAGTGTAAGAAATATCCACACTGCCGTCGGCTTTGAGCATACCTTTGATCTTTCGCATAAATCACACCCCCATTTTGGCTTGGATAAATATGGTTGAATCAATGCGCCCAAGTCTGCTGCTGCCTATTTGCACCGTGTTCCACTGTCCGATAGACAAATAAGGGGCGATGTTCAAAGAATCCTGATCGGAATTAAAAGGCCCCCCTAAAGCGCCGGTTCTATCGATGCCGTTTATCGCAACTGTTACCCCCGCGGCCGCCGTATCAGTATATATACCGTAATCAATGCTATGTGTATGGCTGGGAATATCCACTGTATGGTTGTGTCCGGGAATATCAATAGTATGGTCATGGTTAACACTATACATGGAATGGGCGTGGCCGCCATCCCAATCAATAGAATGATCATGGCCGCCGGAAGGCACCCACTCAACCGAACCGCCGCCTTCTATGGCAAGCAAAGCGCCGTCCGGTATGCCGTGATTGTGATTACCCCAATACCCGGTGTAACCGCCATGGCTGTGCCCGCCGGCGTAGTCCATAAAATCCGGCAGTAACCAATACTGCGGGATCAATGTCCACCAATTCGACCATGGGTGATGGGAAGTAACTACTTCTGTTTGCACAGTCGAGCTGGTTTTAGTAGTGCCGCCGCCGCTCGCCGCACCGGTCTCATAGGCCCTGAAAGCCTGCAGCCTGAACCTGAGCAAAGCTTTATTAACAACTTTAGTTTCCGCCGGCAAATAAATATTTAAAGCCAATGGGTGGTACGCGTCGACATTATCGGCCCGGCCTTCCTGCCAAGTCTGCAGGATGCCGTCTTCATCCAAGATCACAGTGAACCCGTCTGGGGCAACCAGCTTTAAGCCAAACTTATCTGCGGCATACGGCCCTAAGTGTAATCTCAAAATACCGTCAACGTACCCCCGAAGACCTTCCTTGCTAAAGCGCATGAACCGGTTGGCATTATTGGGGTCCACAGCATATAGGCCGGCAGAATCCCAATAAAACTTGTTAACGCCGTCAACAGCCTCGCCAACGATTTCCACCAGCGAGGTGAGGATTTTTCCGGAAACGATGCAGTCCGCCGTAAAGCCGTCGCCGGTGCCGAAGGTGCGCCAGTTCCAGCTGCTACCCGTCTTGCTGTTGGCAATTCCAAAGATACCGCCCTTTAATTGTAAAGCTTTTGTTCCGTCTCCATTGACGATCAGGATCCCATCAGTGTCAGTAATGGTAACATTGGCCGTTTCTGCGATGAGTGAATTCCGCAAAACATTGATGATACCCTCAAGCCAGGCGGTAGAAAACTTCCCCTTGGTGAAAGCCTTATCGTAGGTCTCTTTCATAGCATCCAGGCCGGCCAGATAATCGTGCAGGTTCTGGGTGAAGTTGGCCAGCACAGCCTTGTCGCGCCACGGCTCAAAGGGATATTGTTCATACTCCACGATGCGGGCTTTGACGTCAATCCCCAGGCCCTCGTCAATTACCTTCACCGTGTCGCCCAGGCCGAAACCTTCACCGACGTATTGAGCCAAACCGAAGAGGTTAACGATCTCGGTTTCATATGTTACGCGGGGGACTTCGCGCTCCGTCAAGGCTTCGCGCATAGCGTCCAGAAGTTCCTGCCGGTCCTCGAGGCCTGAGTTTCTATACTCTCCCTGGTATTCACGCGCATAATTGTCAATGAACTGGCTGGTTAGATAGGGAACTGATATCTTGCCGTCCTCGCCTATGGTCAGCCCAGCCTTTTGATCCTCTGTCCAGCCGGTGGTGTCAAGGCCGGTAATGACCAGGTTGTCCTTGCCGTAGCCAAACATTTTCGTTGTCAGGGTATTGGTGTCAATTGTCCGGATTATCTTGTCCAGGTTTTTGCCTTTGCGGAACTGGACGCCATTATCCTGGCCCATTTGCTGCACTAGGTTGACCTCGTAATTGTCAAAATACAGCTCGCCGCCCCAGAGCTCCTGAACGGTTTTCACAGCCTTTAGCTTGTTGCATATCTCAATTTCCAGGTCGTTTACGCCAGTAACATCAACTGTTCCGACAATATAGGGCGTACCGGCCAGGATAGCTTCCAGCGCCGCCACTGCCGACACGGAGGGCAAATCAGGTGTATCATGCAGCCAGTAGTCAATCAGGCCCAGGCCGATATGCTCCGCTTCTATGGTTTTGGTTTTTAGCACGTCATCGTCCTTAATAGACTTAACGGTATATTTCTGGCCGCAACATTCAATGAAACTCTCATTAACAATCTCCTGCCCCTTGTCATCATCAAGGGGCAGGTTAAATGTCAGGCGGTTATCTCCGTTCAATTTACTGCTTATCTTCACCTCAAACGCCAAATCCAGGTAGGAAACAAGCACACCGAACTGGCTGATGTGTTTGAGCCTGTTTAAGACGGGCGAAGCTACATAAACAATTCCTTGCGGGCCGTCTAGGGACAGCTCCAGGATTTCGGCACCGGTCAAAGCTATGATGATCAAGATGGCCGCATTGCTTGAGGTAAATACCCGGCTGAATTCATGCAGGCCTGCCGTGTCTGATATTGATATTTCCGTATTACTCAATACCTGGCCGCTGACATTTACTTCTCTAATCGCGTAACAGGCTGGCGCATCGCCGGTAATGACCTTGCCGTACAGCAAATATTCCTGGCCGGGCTGAACATAAACCCGGTACAATGCCTGCCCGCTGGCTTCCGATAAGATTAATTCCGCCATAGAAACCTCCTTACGGCCTTTCTTTGACCAGCACCAGGCCCTGGCGTCTGGCAACCGTTATGGTGCCGCTGTATAAGTCACCGCGCACTGTATACCATGTGCCCTCCGGCAGTACATAGTCCCGCGCGGTATCGCTCATATTAAGCAGCGCGACACAGTTGTCGAAACGTCGTGTGAACAAACCGTCATTTAATTGATAGTTTTCCTGGGGCAGGCCGGTTCTAATGAAACATTCCGGCTGCATCTGCTCGTGCCAGTCAGACCCGTAGGTACTGGATCCCCAGTCACTATGACAATAAAAGGCGCGGCTGTGTTTTCCCATGATAAAAGCAGCCAGGCTGAACATCCGGGCCGGGTACAATTCGCTGCTGCTGCGGGCTAAGCAGACAACCCATTTTCCGTTGTCACCGGCCCATTTAACGAAATCAATCTCGTTTTTCACATAGGTGAGATCAAAGCCTTCATCGGTAATCTTCTCCGGGTTAATTGTCCAGGTATACAGCCAGCACTCTAACAGGTAACCGTCAAAGGGCAGCGCCAATAACTCGGTGTCTCCAACTAACGTCCCGTCAGCATTGAACTTTCTGGCACAGCCAAAATTCGTCGTCAGGTATTTACCCCGCCTGTGCAGTTCGTCCCGGAGCAGCCTAAGACGGTTGGCGCTGGCCTCCAGGCGTTCTCTAACCGTCCTGAAATTCAACAACTGGCTGGCCTCCGCGCTCCAGTCAAAATCAACCAGCGTCCCGTAGCTCTCACCCCAAAAATCGTCAACATAAATGCCGTCGGACCAGCCGGCATGGTCCCGGATAAGCCTGTCAACATACCACTGGACGGCCTCCATATTGCGCCAGTTATAATAGTAACGGCCGTCGCCGAAGGGGCTCGAAAACCCCGTGGCATCCAGGCAAAACCATTCTTTGCGCTGGGCCGTTATCTCCTGCCAGCCGGTTTGGTGGGGGTAATCGGACAGGTCGTCAAAATAGTGAAAAAGCAGGAGTACCGGAAAATTCTGCGCTATAGTTCCCGGTTTAACATGCGTCCAGTCTGTGATCGGTGAGTAGTGCAGATCATAGTCCAGCATCTGGCGGGCGTTATATACGGTCGGCCGGAACACCTCCCACCGGCCGATTCTTTCGGCAACATCGGGCAGTGGCTTTTTCTCCCGGGGCGCAATAATCTCCGTGTAAAGTCTGTTCACGCCCTGGGGCAATTCGCCTATCTTAGGCTCCTGCCTGGCGGCCAGCACTAAAGGGTAAACGGTTACAACCTTGGCGTCATTAGTTGCGCCATAAGCGGCCTTTAAGGTCACCTGGCCGGCCGTCTCCGGCAGCGTGTAAATTGCTCTTGCCTTGCCGATGGCGTTTGTCGGCAATACTTCAAAGCTACCAATCGCCGGAGTAGCTTCAAAGGTGACATCAATACCTTTTTGCACAACATTGCTGCCGGCATTTTTTAACTGTGCGCTTATTTTTACTTGTCTTACCGTTTCGGTGTTTAGCTCCGTATAGGGAACATCAAGGACAACCGCATCAACTGCCGGCATGTCCTGCTCCTCAACCACCGAAATATCATCCACCCAGGCTGTACCGGTGCCTCCCCAGCCCAGATCAATGATCACATCAAGGTCCTTGATTGGTTTTGGGGGAGTGTATTCAAACTGTACCTGCGTCCAGCCGAAAGTTCCTCCCGGCCATTTCTGGGCATCGCCGCAAGGGTTCCAAACACTTGTGCCGTCAGTAAACCTTATCCATACTTCAAAGAAGAATATGCCCCCTCCGATGATGCTGCTGCCAGCGCCCCAAGCGCTGAAGGAGACTTTTTTAGGCGTGGCTTGATTTAACACCACGGTCTGCCTTAACTCCGCGTATTTACAAGCAATTCTGTCCACGTCGAACCTTACGCAGTATGGTCTTGAATGAAATAAGCTGCTTTCCAGGCTTGTTCCAAGTCCTTGGGCACTGTTATCCAGCATATCCGTTCCCCAACGGTCCCACCCGGCCAGCTGAGCAGCGAAGTCAGGATTAACCACACCGCTCAAGCTTACAACAGGCTTTATGCTGCAGGCTTCAATCCAGTTTGAGTCGTCAAACTCCGGCCATATTCTAAGCCTGGCCATCGGGTACCCAGCCGGATTAGGATCAAAAACAGCCTTTAATATATTTGTCCCTGTCGGGTCTGCCAAACTAACGGTCTTATGTTGGGCTATTCCCCAGTCTCCGTTTGGCTGGAGATAATAAAGCGATACCTGAATATATGTGGATTCGTTTTTACCCCTGCGGTAGTAAAAGCTTACCTCCAGGTTATCCCCTTCCTCAACGGTAAAAGGCTGGGACTGCAAGGCTGTCCAGCCGGCGATTGCAAATGTTGGCAGAGTTATTCTCAGTGCCTTTCCCTGTCCTTGCATTGACGAATTTTCTATTGCGGTAACGGCATCATCGGCACCGTCCCCGGCTATTTCAAAACCCGAAGGCATATCGGCGCCGGTTGGCGAGATGGAAAAATTGCCGTTGTACAAGTGCTCAAAAGTAACCTGAGGCGATTCTTCTTCCTTTAAGCTTAATGCGTTTAGAAAATAGGTTATCCCTTTTGAATCACTGCCGTAAGCCAGATAACGGAAATCAACTGTTACCGCCTCAACCGGGGCCTGCACTATCACTTGTCGCAGTTTATACGCCGGCTCATACTGGATGGTGTAAAAGGTTTCACTGCCTTGGCCATTCTTGTCTCTGAAAGCGATCCCCAGTAAACCGTTAGAGATGGCGGTTGCTTTTGTATTTACTGAAAAACTGTATTGCCTCCCGCCAACAACCGGAACGCCGTATTTATTAACACTCTTCCAGGATGACGCGGGAAACGCAAAATACAGCGCCCTGGTCCCCGGCACGGCCACTTCAGTTGAGAAGCCGGCCTCAATTTCACTCGGGCCGTAAATGCTGAATCCGGCTGGAAATGTTGACCCGTCTTTAAAAGTACCGTTCGGCAAAAGTTCCGGGTAAACCGGATCCGCAACTTCACCGGGCAGCTTTACCCGGGTAATTGCCGGCTGCTGGGGATCGCCGCCCAGGTAATACCCTTTATCCAGTTTGGCATAGTAGTTTTCAGTATGAATCCGGAATACTATAACGGCGAAACTGGTCCGCACCGCTAAGTTAACACCGGAAATGTTCCAGGCGGCTAAACCGGTTACCGGCGTATCGACTGCCTGTAAAATACTGCCCGATTGATTAAAGATAATAAATTTATCCTGCCGGCTGTCATAGGTAACCAGCTTATCAAAATACATAGCCAGGCCGCTGCAGCCGGTTAGACCGGCCAACATAAATTGAGTTGTGACATTACCGGCCAAATCAGATATGGAAACGGCCCCCGCCGCGGTTATGCGGGCGATATAGGCGTCATTCGTGAAGCAAAAACCAGTAAAGCCGGCATCGCCGGGGTAGGTTGCACCGGCCAGGTTTTTAACATCGCCGGCGGCAGTCATGTACCACAACTCGTTGTAGTAAGACAGCGCCGCTATATCGGCAGCCTCGGCGATAAGGGTTAATTTCCCGGGCGTGAATTTATCGGACTGGTAAATACCGGCCTCCCCGGCCAGGTAAAATTTATCGGCGTGAGGCAGGTAAAAAATTGCTTTTACGTTTTCCGTAACCGAATAAACAGCGGTAACTGTTCCCATAGGAGCGCTTGCCGCAGCAAAGACGACCTTTTTGTTTTCATTGTCAACAGCCCACCTGGCAGCCGTGTTAACTGCGGGCGGACACCCGGCGGATAAAGCGGACCCGTATCGTAAACAATATACCCGGCATTTCTTAACTGTTCTGCGGTAACTTCAGCCACTAAGTGATCCTGCCCGTCATCCCAGATTAATTTCTTGACTCCCGCTACCGAGTACTCCCACGGCTGATCGGCATCCTCATGCCGGGTCATATACACTCTGTAACCGGCTGCGCCTGCCACCGGGCATATTTCGACCGGCACCCGGTTTGTGTTTGAATACTGGCCGGTGATGGCCCTGACTTCATTTGACCGATCCGTTTCTCCGTTTTCATTAAAAGCTGTAACGCAGTAATATCTCGTATCTCCTGCCGGAATACTGCCGCCGCCGGTTAGCAGCCATTTATCCGGGTGCACCACATGGGGAATACCCAGGAATGGGGCAATCTCCCGGCCATCCATCTCGACGCTGTTTATACCGGCCGGCCAGGGGTCAAGTGTGTATTCTGTGTCGCTTAGCTTGGTCATTGCCGACCTTTGGCACAACGCCGGCGGTTTATGCACTGCAGAAGCGGCAAAACCGCCTATCAGCCCGTCAGTTAGATATATAGTGTTATTGCTGCCGCCGGTGTCAAATTTAACATGTTTCGGGTTAATTGTCCCACCTACTGCAATGACAGCCGTAGTGTCTGTGTAGGCAGGAGGAACTGTGATGGTTTTGCTGGCTGCTGAGACATCAATAATTTTAGATGGCGTAAAGCTCTGCGAGGTCAGCAGGACGCCGCCTATATATCCGGCGTCGCCGTCTATGTGGGAAATCTCAAGGTCAACTTTTTCCGCAAAGGCTGTGCTTAAAATATATACATCAGCAGCTTTCCACCGGCTATCCGCTTGAATGTCCGCTGTCTTTTCATCTATCACCCGCCGGTATCTGTCCAGCAAGGTTATTTTAAGCCGCAATATGGCCGCTCCGTAACTCATGGCGTATATGGTTATTTTTTGCTTTAACAGTCCGCAGTCTATGCAAATATTCCTTTGCGTTATAGAACTGTTTCTCTTTAAAAGCATGGCATTAGCGCCAAGCGGGCTGATCTCGTCAGTCCTGACCGCGCCGCAAACATCCCATCCAGTGGGCGCGATGTCATCCCCTGTATAGAAAAAATTAGGGTTGATAATGCAGTTTTTCGGCGGCAAGGCGACCAGATTTAAAGCTAATTCTTCCAGCGTGAAATTTCCATACCACGCTTTACCTTGGCTGAACCCGCGGTGAAGCAAGTGAAGGAATAAGTATTTCACCGGCCTGGAAGGCAGGAATGTATTTTTCTTATAGACAAAATCATATGTTCCGGTGTTAAATACCAGGTCTCCGCCGCCTACCCCCGGCCAGCCCGGGGGATACCCGATAAATGATGCATTTACCCTCGGCGATCCGGCACACCCTTCAGCAGCTACATAAGCCGACACTCTCACCGGTTTTATTTCGGTCTGGTTTAGCGGTATTACTTGAGTTATGCCGCCCGACTGCCGCACCAGCCCGCTCTTGATGTCAAGCAGAATGCTTCTCCCGCCTCCCGGCGGCTGCCGGGTATCCCAAACGCCGCCGGCATCAATGAAAGCGCCGTAGTCCGGGCCGCCAAGAAACCACCAGTTGTCCGGGGCAGCGCCCGCGCCGCCGGGGTAGACAGCCATGTTCCCCCAGCTGTCGAGCACTTGAATGTTCCCGGTTGTGCTGGTCAGGAGAAGCGGGTTATCTACGAGATTTGCCATAAGGTCGCACCCCTAACAGTCAATTGCGTAATCCACGGAATAGGTAATACTGTCGGTGTCAGCGTGAGTCACAACCACCCGCCATGTCCGGGGAAGCAGATCCGCTGCCGCTTCGTTGGCCGCCGGAGTCGCCCAGGGCATCACTTTATACATGCGCGTTCCGGTTCCGGTTACTGCCGCGCCTTCCAAAAGCGTGTAGTACACACCGCTGGCAGACTTGCCCTCGATTTTCAGCATAACCGACGGGGTATCGGAGACAGCGGTAACGTCGAGGACGACATGGACGCCTTTACCGTTGTAATTTGTTTGATCCGGCGTCGTCTGTGTTTCCGTTCGGGCCTGGCTCGCCAGCAGGGTACCTTGTAAATTGCTGCGTCGTCTCTCCCAATAAGTGCCATTAAAGACCAGCGGAAAAACAGAGGACGACAGCGACATGGTGAAATCCTCCTCATCGCTCAGGCTGGCGTGAATATGCGCCTGTCTGTCGCCTGCCGCGTTTACAAGGCCTGTTTTCCCGATTATATTTGTACCGGCCGGCAGGGCGTCGGCGATTTTTTTAATCCCGTCACTGTCTTTGACAGCCGTTAACAATGCCTCTATGCCGTCGATGTATCCGGCAATGACGTCTTGCTTTGCTTCCGTGGCCGGCGCCGCGATTATCTTGGCCAGAATTGCCGCCAATGTCGTCTGGGTAGCAAAATCTTTGGCTATCAAAGCGTCCTGCTTGGCCTCCGTTGCAGCTCCGGTTGGGAGCGCTGAGGAATTTATATTCACGGATAAACGCCCCAAGCTATCAACACTAATAGGCGCCGCGAAAAAGTAGGTGCATTTTACTGCCGTCGATACCACCGGCGTGGTCAGCCCGGCATCGGCATACAGCTTAAACTTGCCGGTGTTGCTATCTAAATCGGCCGCCGCCGTGCCGACGTATAAGGCCGCACCGGTACTGTTGTTTCGGGGCAGCACGTCAACGGCGGTGATCGCGCCGTCGCCGTCTATATCTAGCAGGGGATAGTGCGTACACTGAAAAAACCCGCTGCCATCCGTCACCTGAACTTCGTCGGTTACCTTTACAGCCGCCCAA